CTCCATTCAAGGGCGTGGTCCTGGGATGGCTTTTATTCCTTACTGCAGCCTACCTGAACTAGAGGCATGTATGGAGGTCTGGGGATTCATGGAGATGATCCACAGTCGTTCTTACACCTACATCATCAAGAACGTCTACAGTGACCCCACAGAGGTCTTTGATAAGATCGTCACCGATGATCGCATCCTAGAGCGTGCTGCAAGCGTCACAGAGTCTTATGATGACTTCCTTCAGTCTGCTCATCAATATGACAATGGCACCATGTGGGAACTCGCAAACGAGGGACACATTTCTGGTAAGTTTGATCGTAAAGAGGTAAAGCGTAAACTCTATCGTGCAGTTGCAAATGTCAACGTATTGGAAGGCATTCGCTTTTATGTCAGTTTTGCTTGCTCTTTTGCATTTGGCGAACTCAAGCTTATGGAGGGATCCGCTAAGATCATCTCCCTTATTGCAAGAGACGAGAATCAACACCTTGCCATCACCCAGAACATTTTGAACAAGTGGAAGTCTGGTGATGATCCTGAAATGAAGCAGATCATGAAGGAAGAAGAAGAGTGGACTTATGCTATGTTTGATCGTGCTGTCAACGAAGAGAAGAAGTGGGCAGACTATTTGTTCAAGGACGGAAGCATGATTGGTCTGAATGATAAACTTTTGCAACAATATGTTGAATGGATTGCCAATCGTCGCCTAAAAGCCATTGGGATGAAACCGCAATATGATATTGCTGCGGCAAACAATCCCCTTCCATGGACACAACACTGGATCTCCTCTAAGGGTCTTCAGGTTGCTCCACAAGAAACAGAGGTAGAGTCCTATGTCGTCGGCGGAATCAAGCAAGATGTCAAAAAAGACACCTTCTCAGGATTCAAACTCTGAGTTAGGTGTGTCCATAGAAGCATACCAAGAGGCAGCACGATCAGATGCTTTCCTCTTTGGTGAATATAATGCGTATGAGGCTTATGAAATGCCAAGGAATACACTGACCAAAGATGAAATGAACTGCAGAGTTCTAAAATTAAAGAATGAACTTTATTCCGAAGATGCTTATCCACAGTACAAGGAATTGGCAGATAAATACCTGAATAAGGTATTGGACATTTTGGATGAGTATCGAATGTGACTATGAAAACCCATGGATCTACTTGGAACATCCCTTTAATAGCGATGATGTTGGGGACAACTATGGTTTTGTTTATAACATTACCAATCTCACCAACGGTAGACAGTACATTGGGAGAAAGTATTTTTGGTCTCATCGAAAACCTCCAGGAAAGAAACGGAGAGTAAAGAAAGAATCTGATTGGAAAAAGTATTATGGGTCTTGTCCAGAACTTAAAGAAGACATTGAGCGCCTGGGGCGACAGAATTTTAGTAGAACTATCCTCAGCTTACATAAAACAGCTGGCAAAACAAACTTTGAAGAAACAAGACAACTCTTCATCCATGGAGTTCTTACAGAATCCCTTGACACCGGAGGACCTGCATACTACAATAGTAACATCCTCAGCAGATACTTCAGAAAAGATTATTATGAAGGATATGACAACGGTGGAGATCATTGACTCTATTAGAGACTGGTCTCTTGATCAAATTGAAGACGTTGAAGATGCGGGTGATAAGATCGCATTGTTTGAAGAATTCAAAGAGTGGATTGAACCAAAAGAAGAGGATATCGATATCCTGAGTCTTGACCAGCAAGAACAAGACTGCTAAACTAATTACCTTGGGACAGTAGCTCAGCGGATAGAGCAACTGCCTTCTAAGCAGTCGGTCGTAGGTTCGATCCCTACCTGTCTCGTGTCCTTTTTTCTTTTATGGACAATTATTCATTCGGTGGTCGCCCTGTGACCTCTATCAACCTTCTTCTTCTCATTAGTGAAATGGAAGGCACTTACCAACATCTCAAGTACATGGGTTTTGAAGAAGACATGAATACCATTGATGAAATGAAAAAGAGATACTATAAACTCTATTTCAAGAAATCAAAAGAAGAAAAGGCAAACAATCCTCTATAGCTCAGTTGGTAGAGCAGGTGACTGTTAATCACCCTGTCCCTGGTTCGAGCCCAGGTGGGGGAGTCAGGAACTTGAGACGTTCCAACCGAAGGTGCCACTCAGCAACAGGACCATCACTGTCCTGCACGTTTGGGATAAACCCCCTTTGGATATTCACAACGGAAATTGTGTCTTACTCCATTACAAACTGTCAGTATGTTGGGTTTAATTGCCCCATAGCAAGCATACGGATAAGTGTAATGTATGCCCTTATAGCTCAGTGGTAGAGCAACGCTTTTGTAAAGCGTAGGTCGTTGGTTCAAATCCGACTGGGGGCTCCAGCGGATGTAGTTTAGAGGTAAAACCTCTGCCTTCCAAGCAGAAGTCACGGGTTCGATTCCCGTCATCCGCTCCAGGGAGATTAGCTCAGCGGTAGAGCACCTCGTTTACACCGAGATTGTCACAAGTTCGATCCTTGTATCTCCCATATGAACATACCTATCTACGATAAAAACGGAGACATTGTACAGTCTATTCACATAGATGATACGATTCAGTTTGTTGATGGTAGAGTATGTAAAGGAGAGAAATACTATTACAAAGGTATTGGTATTCCCTACAAGCAGCATCATATTCTTCCTGAGGACATGTCAGATGAATATGATCTAATAGAAAAGTCTGATGTCTTTTATATTGGCAACGCTGTTTCTAAAAAAGTTTTTGCTGGAAAGACTGGAATCTTTCAAGAAAAGTATCAGGTTCACTTCACAGACTGGATTGGTGCCTGTGGAGTTAAAGAATTAAATATTCTTGAAAATTTATATGATGATGGTGGATTTGAAATGTCTGCCATTGAAGTTTTTGGTCATGAAACTATTGATGCTGATAATCAACAATACTATTTGAAAGTTGATTATCCCACTGGTAGAATAGATTATCTCTCTGGCGATTCTGATCCACTTGAACTCAGAGAGCTGTTAGATTATATGATTCAAAGTGATTGGAACTTTCCTTGGGATAAGAACTCAATTTCAGATATAAACTTTGATTCTAAAATTACAGATGTTGCTGACTTGTTTAAGTCTTCGGAACTATCTCATAAGATTGGTAGTGTCTTTTCTGTTTTATACAGTCTTCAACAATCTGATGATGATCTTTATCAAGAATTTTGTGAGGATAATAATCTACCACATTTTAATCAAGTAAGTTGTGTTATTAACACTCTTGCACTATTGATGTATAATAAGGTTGATGTGTCTCATCTATATCAGAGAACACCTACGGATACATTTAGAAAGGTCATGAGAGAGTATATCATTCCAGGTAAAAACTGTGGATTCTGCGGCGTTGGTAGTTGTAAACGAAAAGTTGATGACAACCGTTCTTATGGTGAATATATAAGAGAGGAGTACTTTAAAAATTTTGATAATGATTTTTGAAAGACCTTGGGGAACCTATGAGATTCTTTTGGAAGAACCAACCTACAAAGTAAAAAGAATTGTAGTAAATCCTAATCAAAAGTTTTCTCTACAGTATCATAATCATCGTAGTGAGTACTGGACAGTTGTAGAGGGATCTGGTACAATGACTATCGATGGATCAGAGTATGATGGAGTTCCTAGTACTCTTTGGTATATTCCTTGTGGAGTATCTCATCGAGCATCTGCTGGCGAAGATGGTTTAGTCTTTATTGAAACTCAAATTGGTGAGTGCGTAGAAGAAGATATCGTCAGAATAGAAGACATCTATGGACGCACATAAATAACAAACCACTAAGTTGATTTCAATGAGGAAAAATGATCACTGTAAGATGCAAAGAGTGCAAGACGGAGTTGACAAGCACAAGTAAAATTCAATTCTGTGGTTGCCCAAACCAAATGAGTATCGTAGACAATAAAGTTGGGGCTAAAGACCTTGATAAAGTTGTGATGGTCTCGAATAATGTAGAGAGAAAGATGGACAGTCATTTCTCCAGAGAGGAACTTACATATCAAGAAGAACGTAGAAAGCGTAAAGTTCGTAGATTGGACTTTGAAGTAAAATAGGGAAAGGTGGCAGAGCGGTTTAATGCACCAGTCTTGAAAACTGGCGATGTGAGAGCATCCGTGGGTTCAAATCCCACCCTTTCCGTTAGGAAATCAAAACATAGTTGACATATTGGTATCAGCCTCTAACATTAAATAGTAATGTTAGACC